TTTACTCAGCATCACAACCAATGAATGCAGGTGGAGCAGTAGCACCTACTTCAATCCGTGGCAACGTACTAGGACTTGATCTATATGTAGATAAGAACTTCGCAGCTACAACTACTATCGATGATTCTGCTGTAATCCTTGCACCAGAAGCATTTACTGTATATCGCTCACCACAGGCATTTATGTCTGTTAACGTAGTATCAAATCTACAAGTACAGGTTGCAATTTATGGTTATATGGCCACTATTGCAAAAATGCCTAACGGCATTGTTAAGTTCAACCTTAACTAAAAACAAATCAGTAATCTCTGGGGTTTAGTAGCCCTAGCCCCAGAGAGCTATTAGCAAAGGAGTAGAGATGCCAGCCACGTTTGTTACAACAGCGGAATTGCGAGCGAATCTCGGAATTGGGTCTCTATACTCTGATGCAACAGTAGAAGAATGTTGTCAATCGGCAGAAGACCTGATTAGCGAATACTTATGGCACAATGATGCCCCAGTAGTAGGCACAGCATTACAAGATAACGTGGCAACACTTATGCTGGCTAATCCAAACGCATTTGTAACAGGTCAACAAATAGTAGTAAGCGCTTGTGGTTCAACATTTAATGGCACTTACACAATCACTGGCACAATACCGCCAAGCACAGGCACTACTAATCTAATTCCAGTATTTATGTATCAATATGGCCAAGCCAATTACCCTAATGGTTATTCATTTGTGCAATATGCAAAAACAGCAGCTAATCAAAATTTTCATAAAGTAGTACCTTATGGCAACGCAAGAGGCCCAGAACACAAGACCCAATCTTATGCGAGCACCCCTGCAATACGAGAAGCTGCGATGATAATTGCAGTGGACATCTGGCAAGCAAGACAAGTAAGCCAGACAGGTGGGGTAGGCATGGATGGGATCAGTGCCAGCCCTTATCGAATGGGTTATCAGCTGATTAACCGAGTGCGTGGTCTCATCCAGCCGTATTCAAGTCCAGCATCACTGGTGGGCTAATGGCTGCAATCAGCACCTTACGTGGCACTTTAGCAACCGCACTTACTAATGCAGGCGTGTGGAATACCTTTAGTTTTCCACCTGCAACTCTTCTCGCAAATAGCGTGGTCGTAACTGTATCCGATCCTTACATCGTACCTAGCAATAATAGCCAGACAAGTATTGCGCCTTTGGCTAACTTTAAGATTTTAGTAACAACACCTGCATTCGACAATCAAGGCAACCTAAAAGGCATAGAAGATTTTCTCGTAGCAGTAGTAAACAAACTAGCGGCATCTACCCTGGTTTACAACATATCAAGTGTCTCCGCTCCAGCTATAACTAACGCAGCTAGTGGAGATTTATTAACGTCAGAAATCACTGTATCAATCCTAACGAGCTGGAGTTAAAATGAGTGAAGCAAATGATTTAGCCTTCTTAATTAAGACAGGCCAAATAAAAGAAGCACCAAAAGAAAAAGCACAACCTAAGAAAGAAGAGGAATAACAATGGCCATATATCTAAATAACAAAGTAGGCGTTAAATTGGCTACTGCCGCTGCGCCTACTACACCATCTGTCGATATTAGCGATCTTGTTACAAGCGCTGTTATCAATCAAATCGTAGACGAGCTAGAAATTACAACCATGTCAGATTCCGCACATCGCTTCGTGCAGGGCCTATCATCTGGTTCATTTACCATCGACTTTCTCAACGACTGGGATTCTGCCGATGTAATGCAAACCTTAAATGCTGCATTTGGTCAGACTTTATCTGTATCAGTAATTACTGTTAAAGGTACTACTGTCTCAGCTTCAAATCCTACTTACCAATTTTCAATCTTGGTCAACAACCTTACCCCACTGGGTACTGGTGGCGTCTCAGAAATTGCAAGTAGCAGCGTTACCTTTACGCTAAACTCCGCAGTAACAGTATCGTCTTCAGTTCCGTTCTAATTAAGGAGTAACAATGGCAAAGCTAAAGATTACTAGGGCTACTGGTGAAGTTACAGAACACAAGATAACACCAGGTGTCGAATACGCTTTCGAGTTGAAGTATGGCGCAGGAATTTCTAAGATGTTGCGTGAGCATGAACAGCAAACCCACATATTTTACCTTGCCTGGGAGTGCTTACGCAGATCTGGCGCACAAGTACCTTTATTTAATGCAGAGTTTATAGACAGCCTAGAAACTGTCGAGGTATTAGACGAAGAAAAAAAATAGTAGAGCGGGGTTCTGTTTTCTATAGTATTGCTCAACTTGCTATCGAAACTGGAATACCGCCTAGCGAGTTTATCAATATGGACTCAGAAATGTATCGGGCAATAGTACAAGTATTAACCGATAGAGCTAAGGAGATCAAAAATGCCAGCAGAGGTCGTAGGCGTTAAAGATGTTCTTAATGGACTTAGTTTTATTGATGAAGATTTAAGAATTAAAATTAGTAAGGCTATTGATCCGTTAATGCGAGCAGTAGCAGAAAAAGCCAAAGGCTTTGTGCCATCTAATGGACAAGTATTATCTGGATGGTCCAAGCCATTATCTTCTACTATCGAACGACCATTCCCAAAGTATGATGGCAGTATAGTAAAAGCTGGTATTGGATATAACCCAGGTAAAAATGTGGCCACAAAAAATGGCTGGCAAGTAAGCCAATATGTTTACAATGTAAGTAGGGCTGGATCTATTTACGAAACCGCAGGCCGATTAAACCCACAGGGTAGAGCGCCATTTACATTTAGGCATGAAGGTAGTGGTACTTATGTTAGAAAGTCTGCTAAAAGCCAAGCTCTAGATTTTTATGATTCAAATAACCCATTTGCTAGCCAGCAATTTATAGGTGCTTTAGAGCCAGTAACAAAGCCTAAGCGAGTGCCAGGCGCACGTGGGGCAACAGGTCGAAAGATGCAAGGTCGTTTAATCTACAAGGCTTGGGCACAGGATAATATAAAAGTATACGATGCCATATTAAAAGCCATAGATAAAACAGCTGTAGAATTTACCCGTAAAACTGAAATTAAGAAGGTGGCATAGTGGCCAATATATTTGTAGCAGCCTCGGCGACCTGGAATGGTAAGGCTCTTAAAAAGGCTAAGCAAGATGTAAGCGTATTCGATAAACAAGTCAAAAAATTAGGTACAACTTTATTAGGTGTTTTCAGCGCTAGGGCATTACTAAATTACAGTAAAAAAGCAGTAGCCGCATTTGCAGCCGATGAAAAAGCCGCCAAGTCTTTAGAGGTTCAGTTAAAAAATACAGGCTTTGCATTTAGTTCACCAGCCATAGAACTATACATAGGCAATTTACAAAGAGCTACAGGCGTTTTAGATGATGAATTACGCCCAGCATTCCAGCAATTACTAACTGTTACAGGATCTATTACCACCAGCCAAAATGCATTAAATACGGCTATGGATGTATCAGCCGCTACAGGTAAATCTTTAACAACTGTTACTGCAGCCTTATCACGTGCATACGCTGGCAATACTACAGGCCTTAGTAGATTAGGCGCTGGCCTAGATAAAACCTTATTAAAGGCTGGCGACATGGATGCAATCATGGCCGAACTTAATAACAAATTTTCAGGCCAAGCACAAGCTAGATTAAGTACTTACGCTGGCAAGATGGATTTATTAAAAGTAGCTAGCGAGAATGTAAAAGAAGAAATTGGTAAAGGTATATTAGGGGCGCTTGCAGTATTGGGTGAAGACACTAATATCGAAAAAACTACCAAGAAAATGGAAGATCTTGCTAAACAAACAAGCGACACTACTATTGGATTTGGCAAATTATTAAAAACACTTGGCGATATACCAGGTTTAGGAATGGTAGGCCGAGCCTTTTATGAAACCAGTACATTAGGATTATTAGCCAGATTAGGTAGGGAAAATAGACCAGCCAGAGAATTACCTGCTAATGAACAAAGATCAGCTGGTCGTATATCTGCTCAACAATTTAGACAAGAAAAAAGGTTAGCAGATGCTTTAGCTAAAGCTAGGGCAGAAGAATTACGTTTACTAGGCATTAAAAATGGTATAGAAAATAAGAACTTAAAAGAATTAGAAAAGAAGTTTGACTTAGAGCGCATAGGTTTAACACAGGCGCTTAATGTGGCCACAGACGATGAAACTAAATTACGTTTAAGAGCACAATTAGCCATACTAGATCAAAATGAAGCTTTAGCTAAAAAGTTATTGGCTGAGATGGAAGCGGCGGATGCATTAAAGAAGTTAGCCTTGGCGGCTGATAGTGTTACAGATGTATTTAAGCGATTAGCTGTATGGAATCCTTTAAGCGGTCTTAAGCCTACAGAGGCTGATTTGAAAGCTGCGGGTATAATTAGCCCAAGTGCTACTAGTGGTGGATTATTTATGCCACCTGCATTAACACCTTATGATCCACTATCAAGTTTAATGGCTACTACACAAGATTTAGCAGACACAGGCTTTAGATACGATCCATTATCTGGTATGAGGGCAACAGCGCAAGACATACGCATAACTGTAGACACCGCACAATCTGGCGATAGGTTTGCTCAATTTATAGCTGAGAGTATTCAGGTAGCAGGTCGAAGCGGATATAACACTTCTGCAAATGGAAGTTTGCCAGTATGACAGTACCTGTAATAAACGCTATTATAAACTTTAGCACTGGCCCATCCACTGCCCAAGCTATGCAGTTAGATATTGGAATTTTAGGCACTAACGTATTGGCAGATTCTGTATCTGTAATTGTAGATGTATCAGATCGAATCAATAGAATTGAAACTAATAGAGGCCGCACTGCTTTAAGCGATCAATTTCAAACTGGCACAATGACTTTACGCATCGTAGATCAAAATGGAGATTTTAACCCACAGAACGTAACAGGTCCCTACGCAGGACTTTTAACACCTATGAAAAAGGTGCAGATTACTGCTACATATAATAACGTTACCTATCCAATTTTTTCAGGATTTATTACAAGTTATGTAACTACTTACCCAGACGAATCATCTGTAGATTTAGCGATGACTACTATACAAGCTGTAGATGCTTTTAGATTAGCCCAATTAGCCCAGATAAGTACTGTTACTGGTGCTAGTGCTGGTGATTTATCAGGTACTCGCATTAATGAGATATTAGATGAAATTGACTGGCCACAATCTATGCGTGATATAGATACAGGTTTGACTACATTACAAACAGACCCAGGTACTAATCGCACAGCCTTACAAGCTTTGACTACCGCCACCGAATCAGAGTATGGCGCACTATATGTAGATGGCTATGGATCATTTGTATTTCAAGATAGAGCTGTAACTGTTGGATCTATTAGTGCTACGCCTACACTTTTTGCAGATGATGGCACTGGTATAGATTACTTTGATGCATCATGGACATTAAACGATGTATTAGTATTCAATAAAGCCACCATTACTAGAGTGGGTGGTACTGCCCAAGTAGCCACAAACCAAGCCAGCATAGATAAGTATTTTTTGCACAGTTATTTCTTAAATAATCTTTTAATGGAAACCGATGCAGTAGCCCTAGATTATGCCAAGGCTTATGTGGCTAGTAGAGCTGAAACCTCTATCCGATGCGATGCGATAGTCTTAGACCTATACACCCCTAATTACGATACAGGCGTGGTAGCAGCTTTAGACCTAGATTTCTTTGATCCGATCACAGTGCTTACTACCCAGCCTGGTGGATCGACTATAGAGAAAACTTTGCAGATCTTTGGCGTGAGAATGAATATCACCCCAAATAGCTGGAAAACAACCTTTACAACGCTAGAACCTGTCATAGATGGCTTTATACTTGGCTATAGTAAATTAGGTTCTGGGGTTCTATCTTACTAAGGAGAAAAAATGTCAACATGGCCAGGCGCAACAGGTGATGTAGTAACTTCCGCTATGTGGAATGGACTACCAGCCTTTGAAGTACAGACTGCTAAGACCGCTGATTATACAGTAGGTAGCGGAGATGAGTACCAACAGTTAATACCTATGAACAAATCATCAGCTGCTAACTTTTCTATACCAACAGATGCTACATATAATTTTCCAGTAGGTACTGTTATTACTGTATTAAATCAAGCAGCAAACTTAGTAACTATTAAAGCAGTTACATCAGGTACTACAACAGTATTAAGTGCTGGAGCAGTTGCAGCACAGCCAACTCTTGCACAATACAAATCTGCTGCATGTATTAAAACAGCTGCTAATGCTTGGTATATCGTAGGAGCTATTGGTTAATGTTAAACATATTAGCGGGGCAACTTGCACCAACTACTGAATCAGGCCTATTTGTAGATTATTTAGTTGTGGCTGGTGGTGGTGGCGGTGGTACATTTCTTGCAGGTGGCGGTGGTTCTGGTGGTTTACGTTGTACAGTAACGGCCACAGGTGGCGGTGGTTCTTTAGAATCTGCATTATTCTTAAATTTTAGTACCAATTACACAGTTACAGTTGGTGCAGGTGGTAATGGTGCACCAAGTCAAACAAATGACGCCACAGCTGGTAGTAATTCTGTATTTTCTACAATAACTTCTACAGGTGGTGCACCTGGCCCTGGATATGCCGCACCTTCTGCAAATGGATTAACTGGCGGTTCAGGTAGTGGTGGAAGGCATACTGGTACTGGTGGTGCTGGTACTGCTAACCAAGGATATGCAGGCGGTAATGGTTATTCAGTAGGTAGCGTTTTTGCAGGCGGTGCTGGTGGTGGAGCTGGAGCAGTTGGAAATAATGGAACTTCTACAACAGGCGGTGCAGGTGGAGCAGGTATAGCAACATCTATTACTGGATCATCAGTTACTTATGCAGGTGGTGGCGGTGGTTCAGGTGGTGGTAATAGTGGAACATTTAACGGCGGTGCAGGTGGCACAGGTGGTGGTGGTGCAGGTGCTTACAATACTAATGCAAGTGCTGGCACAGTAAATACTGGCGGTGGTGGTGGTGCTACAAGTAATGATGCAGGCACAAATAATGGTGGTAACGGCGGTTCAGGTGTTGTAATTCTTCGCTACCCAGACACTAGAACAATTACTCTTGGTGTTGGTTTAACTGGATCAACAAGTGCAGCTAGTGGTGGGTACAAGCGAACAACAATTACTGCTGGTACAGGAAATGTGAGTTGGGTATAATGGCACATTACGCATTTTTAGATGAAAACAATATCGTTACCGAAGTTATAGTAGGCATAGATGAAACTGAGTTTATAGAAGGATTAGATCCTGAAACTTGGTATGGTAATTTTAGAGGTCAAACATGCAAAAGAACTTCATACAATAATAAAATTAGATATAACTATGCTGGTATTGGTTATAGTTATGATGAAGTAAATGATGCGTTTATAACTCCTAAACCTAATTGTGGGCATGATGAATTAACATTAAATACAAATACTTATCGCTGGGAATGTGAGAATACAGAACATGAACCCTTGGCTCAGTAAAGCTGCAGAGCAATTAAGAGATCAAATTGATACCTGGTATCCAGATCGCCGCTCTACCAGTGATGGGTGGATTGGTGATGCTCGTCATAGCGCCACCAAATCGGATCATAATCCAGACAAATCTGGGTGTGTCAGAGCCATTGATGTGGATTCTCGCTTGGATTCATCCGAAGGGATCTCAATATATCTGGCTGACCAGATCAGAAAATGTGCGAAAACCGATAAGCGTATATCTTACGTAATCCATAATGGCATGATTGCTAGCAGGATACTTAATTTTAAGTGGCGTAAGTACAAGGGTTTTAATAAACACACAAAACACATCCATATCAGCTTTACAAAGTTAGGCGACAAAGATGGCAGAGAGTTCGATATACCACTACTAGGGGGCAAAATATGAAGATAAGCAATAAGCAGAAAGCCATACTAAAATCCTATGCACGTGGGGTATTAGTATCTTTCTTAACATTTTTAGCAAGTAATGAATTAGGTTTAGATCCAGCACTGTCTGTAGTAATTGCAGCTTTGGCTGGTCCAGCAGCTAGGGCTTTAGATAAATCCGATACAGCTTATGGCATCGGTGCAGATGAAGCATGAGTCCAGCGGAATGGGCTGGCTTTGGCGCTGGCGTTATGGCCGTGCTATCAGGCG